TATCACTTTTGCTGGGTCTCAAGGTCTTACATGCAATTTGGCAATTATCACAATCACTGAAGCAGTTTTGAGGGGCAACGATCCCAGGATGATTTACACAGCTATGACTAGGAGTAGGTATGTCCTGTTTTTCATTCAGTTTTCAACTGAGAACAACAGAGCAGCTGCTCTTGAAGAAGCGCATCCTGTGTTCAGAACTTTGAGGTATTACAGAAGAGGTTACCGTCCAGGCAAGCCTTTACCAATAGTTCATGAGCATACTTGTTCCATTCGTGAATTGTACACTGATTTGGATTTGACTGGAGTTGATTTGGTTTTAAGTGGCCCGCCTGAAAAATTGGTGAATCGCGATTTTGTAGAACGTTATTATCCACCCGGAACTTTTGATCATTATATTGATCCGGATGAAGAACGCGTTGGAGCTAGGTTACGTTATGATGAACCAGCTTACAAAGAAGCATACCAGTTCTGGCCGCATATAGATCCTGTCGAGGAACCATTGGTTGAAGAACCAGCTTTGATGGCTTTGACTATATTGGAACCAAGACTGCCTACAGCTATTCCGCCAGAGAGTCGAGAAGCTTACATCGAAAAACACATAGCATCGACAGGTTCCCGTTACGATTGGGAGATAGTGAAGCGAGGTGAATATTCAGAACAGTTACCGGACACTCCTCAAAGACGTAAAGACGCAGTGGAGATATTACGGAAGCTGATTGACAAAGAGCCTGGGAGGAACAGGAAATTACGAAGCAGGAACGTTCAAAAACGTCTGGCAGAAATGACCCCTTTGGAAAGACCGGATTATTTCACACCGGAAATTCTCAATTGGGGTTTAGATCAAAAAGCCACAGACACAGTTTCGTTTCTGGCCGCTTACCAGCAGAGGATAAGACTGGCAAGTGTGCAAGAAAATTTGCAACAACTTAAAGATCAGAGGACGCTGGGCATGTTATGTTGGGAAGCATTGGCTAGGTATGCCGGTTGGTCGCAAAAAGTTCCTTTTGATCAACGAAAATTCGATTTGGCAAAGCAGTTGTTCCAAGAAAGGCGTGGTGATCGTTCTGAAGCTCTCAAGAAAGCTTCTTTGAATCGCGCTGAACCAGATTTTGGAATATTCTTAACTGCTAAAACTCAATTTAAACTGAAGGATCGTTGGTCTGGACCAGCCAAACCACTGCAACCGGTGATGGTGCATGCGGACGAGTACCTTTTCAAGTTTGGACCTTGGGGTGCTTATTTGCTGGATCAAATCATGGCCAATAAACCAGATCATTGGTATTTCCACGCTCAGACTACGCCGGATGATTTTGCCGCTTGGGTAGGAAGACATTTCCCTGATGATGCAGTTTTCCATATGAACGATCAGAAGGGACAAGACCAGTCAGTTCAAGGCTGGGCTGTCGTTCTATTTGAGCAAATTATGAATCATTTCGGTTTCCCGCAAACTTTGATTGATGATTTCGTTGTAGACAAAACCACAAAAAAATTGGGTTC